CTATACGCCCATGACGTGAGATAGATGCACCATCAAAGGCGTCACCATTACATACGATCAACTTAGGTTTTAACTTCTCAATAAATATTGTCAATGCGCGATAGGCCGTTGAAGGTGTTAAATCCCAGAAGTGCGCATCACTAAATACAATGGCTATGCCATCTTCGATTGGCACGTTGACCCGTGCTGAGTGCCGTTCAATGAAAGGCTTTTCTGTTCTAGCTTTCATTTCAATTCCGTGTTTTGCTTCTAATCTTCGGCGTCTTGAATATATAATTCTTAACGGCACGCCTGTTGCTAAAGACATCTTCGTGGGTGATCCCTTATGTACTTCCCATAACTTTAAAAATTCTTCATCGCATAATATAGTCATTATTTTCCCTTAGATTAGAGTTCCCTTCTATCATACCCATATAAATCATTGAAATCAAACATAATTTTTCTGAATGTTTTATCGTGCTTGTCATAATGTGTTTTACCGATTAAATAAAGATGTAGATGCACCATTTCATGTGCGACTGTTCTAAACATATTGGTAAACGTTTCTTGATGATGCGTGCTGATTCGCATTGTAAGTGGTTCAACATCAAATTCACCGCATATAGTAGGATCATTGTTTACTTCAAATATGATTCGACTTGGCGGCGGTAAGTCCCATGAGCTGAAAGGTGGCATACGGCGCAGGAACGCATACGTTTCATATACGACTTGCACTGTAATGATTTTTGACATACCTACAATGTTTCCTTAGCAAATAAATAGCCAATTGCAAAGCCAATGATAAATACAGCTAGATAGATATAAAGAAAAAACATTGTAGGCATATAGACCATATTAATAGAACCTTAAATTATTAACAGCATACTTCAAAGGATAGCCCCATGGATTTTTAACCCTTGTATCATGGAAATGGGTCGCGCTGCCCACGGGATTTATATTATATCCTTTTTGTTTTGTTAAAAACTTAATTGCAATCAATTTAAATTCTAAAAAATCCTTCTTATTAGGAAAGTCTTTTTTACCTTTTTGAACCAAGGTAATATATTCAAATTGATGTTTCTTATAGATCGTGTCGCATACTTTTTCAATACGATTGTTTGATCTATTCATAATGACGTTATATATAGAAGCTTGATTATGGAAATTCGATCCTGCTTCACCATATAACGCAACCGCTAGGCATGATGCTGCTAGCTCTAAGGTTTCAGTCATGTATACCACCTTTTTACTTGTATTAAAGACATACTAACAATAACAATAAAAATAGGCTAAATGCAACCAAAAGCTTGATTCCAAGCCATATACGCCTATATTTTGTTGTTTTTTTGTCATAGTTCTCATACCCATCAGGATCAAAGTCGATATACATGGCCTAATCCTCGCAATTGCCGTTGATACAGGCGTTGGCTATGATCTCGGATTCTAGTTCATTGAAGGCCATATCTTTTTGTATGACTTCGGCGGATTGATTCACTTGATCGTATATTTTGTAATCGGTTTCAATCGTTCGGGCTTTAATAATCAAGCCACGATCGCGTGCATGATCGCATAATATAGATGTAACATAATCAGTTGGCTCAACGCCCCATTCAATAACTTGATCGTATGCGGCGTCATCAATTTTTACTTCAGCTATCACTAAAAATCGTTTCATATATCGCTTCCTTCCTTAATGTTTTGAGTTTGTTTACGCCATGCCTTAACTAAAGCAAATCGTTTGGCTTCAGTTTCAGTTCTAGGCGTTGCCCATTGATAATAATTAAACCTAAAATAATCGTTCGTCTTAGGCTTATTATAATTCGCTGTTTCCTTTTCAATTTCCTTAAATATATCCATGATTTAATCGTTTCCCATAAAGTATTCAACCCATAAATAATAGATAACCATAGCCACTATGTAGATGATTATCGCCCATAAGAATAGGCCTATATAGTTTAAAATATAGGCCATGCCGTTAAGGATAGAATTCATAACCTCAATCCTTATCAAAGAGTGCTGCTTCAATTACATTGTATAAAAGCGCGCCATGTTCAGTATTGCGCGTGCCGTCGGTATCAGGATCATTTTCAACGCAATCGTCCTCTATGCCTAAAAAATTAATCACGTTCCAATAAACCCGATCCGCCATATCGAATAAATGATTATCTGATACTAGTTCATTAATTTTGTCGCTATCCATCATTAAACCCCTTTTATTTAATAGGCCAGTATTGACCCCTAAACGCCCTGCATTTAACGCAAGGCGTTTAAAGATAATACTAATCCATCGAAGGCTCAAATTTCGGGCAAGTATATTCGCCAAATAATTCGCGGGCTTCATTAAGGTTATAAATTGAAGTTCCCATTGGCTCATAATCTTCAAAGCCTGAGCAAAATTGATCGCACTCATCGCGTGTTTTAAAAGCAATAACATCATCACAAGCGGGATAAGTAGGATTGACTTTAACTGCTATAAATATGCTATCCATAATTAAGCCACCGCCTTCAATGCTGCTGGCGCTTGTGCTGGTGCATAATCAACCCATAATGGCTTTTTATAGCTGCTAAAATCCGCCTTTGACTTATAAGGCATAATGATGCCTAAAAACTTTCCGTTTTGAATATCTACAATCGATCCGCTACCCGTGCCATTATGACCGATCGCAACATCTGGCTTTTTGACACCATTTAAAATGGAAGCGCATTTATAAAACTGAGATAAAAACTCAGGATCAAATTGAGCGATCTCATGCGATAGCGTTTCGGGTATGACCCTGCGAAAATCAGGATATTTTCCATCAATTGCAGGCGCTTTAAATACGTTGTTTAAATAATTAAACTCGATCATAGGCTGCAGATCAATTTCCACTAAATTAATAGGCTTAGTTATAACCTTTGAAACCTGATCGATCAACGTTGCGGGTATGACGTGCTGGATCGTTTCAGGCGCTGTTATTTTGTCATCATGCCATATACCCATTTTGTGGCCATCGGTTGCGACAAAATAAGCGCCTTTCGGTGTTATTTCAATAAATACGCCATTCATATAGTATCGAATATCTTTTTTGGCGCTTAATACATTTAAACCTTTTAATATATCAAAATCAATTTGAAATTTCATTTTTAACCCCTTTTAATGTTTAAAAATAGCGGCTTAATTTAAGCCCCTAAGCCCGCTAAGATAACGGGCTTAAAGATTAAACTAAAATGCTAACAATAGGATAAGCCAGCAATAAAAGCTTAATAATCCTAAAGCCACATAACAAAAATTCTTAAATAAATTAACCATAGTTCTTATTCCCTTCCCATATAAAATTATTAACGTATATGTGCTTTATATCGTCCCTTAATAATCGCAAGCGCTTTAAATAAATATCGTCCGCGCCGCGATCTTCCAATTCAATAGCAATATCTTCAAGTTCAATATACATATCAAAGATTTTATTTTGATCTAGCATTTTATATACTCCTTAATTCAAAAATAAATTCAGGGTTATTCTGATTCAAATGCTCAATGGACTTGCGCGCTTGATCTAGCTCATTTTCTTTTATAATCGTTGCATAGATAAGATTATCAACGAGCGCGCCGTTAGAATAATCCAGCGCTTTATATTTTTTAGCAGTCTTTTCTTTTCCATAAATTCTAAAATAGTGCATAATATACTCCCCTTAAAATTGATAACGTTGGCTAATAATAACCACATAAGGCCCTAATATTAAGGCCTTATAAGATTTTACTGGCCCGCCTTCAGTATCTTATCAGCCGCACCAAATATTTTGGCTGCGCTCTTATCTGGTATAGTTTCAGAGTTTAACCAGTGCTGGATATATCCGCGCGATTCAATTTTACCTTCAAGGCCTAATAACTCGCATAATATATAGGCCACTGATTCAGCCTCTACTTCTTTTATATCTTTTGGCGTTAGCTCAGAATCACTCATTAAAACATTTTCCGCAGTGTGGCCTAATACAATGTGCGCTAATTCATGGAAACGTGTTTTGTGCGGTAAAATAGCTAGTGGATTGATCGCGATTTCTCGATCCTTAGCGTATCCTTGAGCGTTTCCGCTAAGGTGCTGAAAATCTACTTCTTTTATATCCAACGCGGCCAATGCCTTATTTTTGTCCCATGCTGCAATTTTAACTTCAGGTGTAAAATCAGCGCCTTCAGTATCATCAAGACTGAACCAGTTATTTCTAAAAATATACGTTTTAAAATGATCATCAGTCTTTTGGCCGTCCGCGTCTTTTTTATTGATCGTAACTGGCATAAGAAGCGCGAGGCCTTTTGAACCCTTTTTTACTTGGCGGCCTAATTCTTTCCACTTATTATAAGAAGCAATTGGCGCTATTTTTTGGCCGCGGCCTTGCAATTGGCTTGATGCTAAAAATTGATTCAATAAAGAATAGTTATGAAACGTTGAATAACATGAAGATAAAACGCCTTCTTTTGAAACAATATCTTTTAAATATTCTGAAAATTTAAACTTATCCATTTTTAAACCCCTTTTAATTAAAATCCGCGTTTTGAAACGCTTGAAACCATTGTAAAACAATGTTTAGCATTTTGTCAACTATTATTTTACATTATGGATAATGTGGACTATTTGTGGACATTAAAAAATGGATAGATTGTCCATGCTTTTTATCAATGAGATCAAAGCTTGAGGCTATTTGTGGACAATGTGGACAATTAAACTTAAGGTTTATGAATAATAATATACTATATATATATAGGCGCAACTGCTATCGATTAAAAAGGCATTGTCCACATTGTCCACCTTGTCCACAAATCGCGCCAATGCAAAAAGCAAAAAGCATTTTGTGGACAATGTGGACAACCTGAAAATAGATTGTCCACATTGTCCACAATTTGATAGCACCAATTAAAAAGCGCCTTGCATTTTGTCCACAATGTCCACATCTTAACAACTGCTTAATTTTTAAGCAGACTGCAGACAGCAGGATAGCCCTTAGATTTTTAACTGGTAGCTGGAGGCCTGTTTGCTGTTTGCTGGGGGGGCAGGGCCTGACGGCAGCCGGTCACTTGCGAGATGGTTTCACGAACAATTTTTTTTATTTTTTTAGAAAAAAGGTTACAATAATAAGCCAGGCGGTTAAGCCAACATCAGAGGATGTAGCAAGTAACTTATTTTTTGGCTTTCTAGGTTACAGGTATAAGCTATTAAATCTGCGCCTATTAAATTTTTTTGCATATCGCTTGACGGCACCATAGCTATAATCTAATATGCCAATATGTCTGTACTCTCAATACCTTTTACACCGCGTGAAATTAAGGCAACCGAATCTAGGCTAGAAGCTATCTATGCTGCGGCTAAACTTGGTTTGAAGAATGATAACTTAGCTTTAGCTGCCGGTATGTTGCCGACTGAATTTAGGCAACTATGCCAATTAGATCCAGCCGCTGAGATAGCAGCTCAAAAAGGTAAGTCAGATGGCGAACGGGAAATGGCGGAAGTTTTGATTGAATCTGCTAAAACCGATAAGGATCCTAAGTCAGCCCTGGCAGTATTGCAACATATTCATGGGTGGACGGCTAAGACTGAGATTAATATAGACGTCTATCAAAAGATTAGTATTTCTCAAGCGCTTCAAGATGCAGAAGCTAGAATCATAAAAGGTACCGTCATAGATGCAAACACCGATCTATAATTCGGACGAAGAACAAGAATTGATGACGCGCCTTTGGGCGCCAAAAGTAAAAGACGATCCTCTAGCGTTCGTAATGTTTACGTTTCCATGGGGTCAAAAAGGTACACCATTGGAACACTTCAGTGGGCCAAGAAAATGGCAACGCGAGATCCTTCAAGATCTAAGCAATCATATAAAAGAGAATCAAGGCAAAGTAGACTTTGATACGTTTAGGCAAGCGGTCAGTTCAGGTCGGGGTATTGGCAAATCGGCATTGGTCAGTTGGGTCGTGATATGGATGCTATCGACTAGAATTGGATCAACCACCATTGTGTCAGCTAATAGTGAAGCACAGTTAAGATCAGTCACTTGGGCTGAGATAACTAAATGGTTGAGTATGGCGATGAACAGTCATTGGTTTGAAGTCAGTGCGACAAGAGTGCTTCCGGCGAAATGGCTGACTGAATTAGTAGAACGCGATCTAAAGATGGGTACGAGATATTGGGGTGTAGAAGGTAGACTATGGTCGGCTGAGAATCCTGACAGTTATGCAGGAGTTCACAACTTTGAAGGTGTCATGCTCGTATTTGATGAAGCATCAGGTATTGACGATTCAATATGGAGTGTAGCGGCAGGGTTCTTTACGGAAAATACACCGAATAGATTTTGGTTAGCGTTTAGTAATCCACGACGTAACTCTGGTTATTTTTATGAAGCGTTTAATAATAAGCGTGAGTTTTGGCGGAATATGATCGTCGATGCTAGAACAGTCGAAGGTACTGATAAAGCCATTTATCAACAAATTATAGATGAGTATGGCCAGGATTCAAGTCAAGCACACGTTGAAGTTTATGGTCAATTTCCTAATGCAAGTGATGATCAATTTATACCAAGCCATATTGTGGATGAAGCGATGGATCGCCCACGGTATAAAGACAATACGGCACCGATAATCATTGGCGTTGATCCTGCACGATTTGGTGCCGATGCAACTGTAATAGCGGTACGTCAAGGTCGCGACATTGTGGAAATTAAAAGGCATCGCGGGGACGACACAATGGAAACAGTCGGTCGGGTCATTGAAGCGATTGAACAGTATAAACCAGCGCTCGTTGTGATTGATGAAGGCGGTTTAGGTGCTGGGGTGTTAGATAGGCTAAAAGAACAGAAGTATAAGGTACGTGGTATAAACTTTGCGAATAAATCAAAAAACCCTATGATGTATGGTAATATGAGAGCGCAAATGTGGGGTACTATGAAAGACTGGTTAAAATCAGCAAGTATTCCAAATGATCGCTATTTGAAAACTGATCTAATTTCACCATTGATGAAACCTGATTCTAAAGGTACAATATATTTAGAAGGTAAAAAAGAAATGAAAGCGCGTGGGTTAGCGTCACCTGATGCTGCCGATGCTATTTGTGTCACGTTTGCGTTTCCTGTGGCACACCGTGAGTATGTAGAAAAAAGCATACGAAGGCCATATCAAGGAAACGGCGTATTGACATCATGGATGGGATCGTAAATGGCAACTAAGAAACATGACAAACCAATTCCTCGAACCACACAAGGTAAAGGCGCTAATTATAAGCCTACCGAAAAAGGCGCAGGTATGACAGCTAAAGGTCGCGCCGCATATAATGCAAAAAATAATGCAAATTTAAAAGCACCAGCACCAAACCCAAAAACAAAATCTGATGCAGGACGTAAGAAATCTTTTTGTGCTAGAATGTCAGGCGTAGTTAAGCACGCAAAAGGCGATGCACCACGTGCAAAAGCCGCTCTTAAAAGTTGGAACTGTTAATAAAGGAAAATAAAATGGCTAAACCCGGATTGTATTCAAATATTCACGCAAAAAAGGCACGTATAGCTGCGGGATCAGGCGAAAAAATGCGCCCTGTCGGATCTAAAGGCGCACCAACAGCTAAACAATTTAAACAAGCAGCAAAAACAGCTAAAAAAGGAAAATAAAATGCCACTAAAAAAATCTACAAGTGCTAAAGCTTTTAGAGAAAATGTAAAAGCTGAAGTTAAAGCAGGCAAACCAGCTAAACAAGCCGTTGCTATTGCATACAGTGTTAAACGATCCGCAGCTAAAAAAGGTAAAAAATGCAGTTAAAACCTTTAAGTGATTGTGTTTTAGTAAAACAAGATGTAGAAAAATTATCTAGTATTATTATTGTAGAAACTAACAAAAAGCTATCAACAGGTGTTATAGTAGCCGTTGGTCAAGGTAAGAAGTTACCTAATGGTAATATAGATGAAATGTATTTAAAAGTAAACGATCATATTATGTTCGGTGAATATTCAGGACAGCCTGTAACCGTAGATGGTGAATCTTATTTAATAATGCGTCAACCAGACGTCATAGGGATATTAGATGAATGATGAAATGAAAACAGTAGGTAGAGTTGCTGATAGTGATGATCGTGATTTAATATCAACAATGAAAAGCCGCTTTACTATGGCGGTTTCTGCATATTCTGAATCGCGCGAAGATGAATTAGATGATTTAAGATTTCAAGCGGGATCACCAGATAATCAATGGCAATGGCCAGCCGATGTTTTAGCAACACGCGGATCGGTTCAAGGTCAAACCATTAATGCACGTCCATGTTTAACCATTAATAAATTACCCCAGCACGTAAGACAAGTCACTAACGATCAACGTCAAAATAGACCTTCAGGAAAAGTTATTCCTGCTGATGATAAAGGTGATATTGAAGTAGCTGAAATATTTGAAGGCGTTGTACGTCATATTGAATATATTTCAGATGCTGACGTTGCTTACGATACTGCTTGTGAAAATCAAGTTACCTATGGGGAAGGCTATTTCCGTATTCTCACTGAATATTGCGACGACAATTCATTCGATCAAGACTTACGCATTGGCCGCATCCGCAATTCCTTCAGTGTTTATATGGATCCTACTATTCAAGATCCATGCGGCGCTGATGCCGAATGGTGTTTTATTACAGAAGATTTAACTAAAGATGAATATGAGCGCCAGTTTCCTGATGCGATGCCTTTATCCGTAATGATGCAACAAGGTGTTGGCGATCAATCAACATCACAATGGCTATCAGAAAATACAGTACGTATTGCAGAATATTTTTATTATGAGCATACGCCAACAAAATTAAATTTATACGCAAACAATGTTAATGCACTTGAAGGTACGCCTGAAGATAAGCAAATGAAAGCTTTAGGTATGAAACCTATTAAAACACGTACTGCAGATGTTAAAACAGTTAAGTGGTGTAAAACAAACGGATTTGAAATGTTAGAATCACGCGATTGGGCGGGTAAATTTATTCCGGTTATTCGTGTTGTAGGTAATGAATTTGAAGTTGATGGACGTTTATATGTATCAGGTTTAGTACGTAATGCTAAAGATGCACAACGTATGTATAACTATTGGGTATCTCAAGAAGCTGAAATGTTAGCACTTGCACCTAAAGCACCGTTTATTGGATATGGCGGTCAATTTGAAGGTTATGAAAACCAATGGAAAACAGCTAATACAACTAATTGGCCATATTTAGAAGTTAACCCCGATGTAACAGATGGAAATGGTGCAGTATTGCCATTACCTCAACGTGCTTTGCCGCCTATGGCACAAACTGGATTAATACAGGCAAAAATGGGTGCGTCTGATGATATTAAATCTACAACAGGTCAATATGATTCAAGTTTAGGCGCTACAAGTAATGAACGATCAGGCCGTGCAATTTTAGCGCGCGAAAAACAAGGCGATACAGGTACATACCATTTTGTTGATAATTTATCTCGTGCTATTAGATATGGTACGCGTCAATTAGTAGACTTAATACCAAAAATATACGATACACAACGTATTGCTCGTATTATAGGTATTGATGGTGAAACAGGTATAGCTAAAATAGACCCTAATCAAGCCGAACCAGTCAGAAAAGTTGTTGATGAAACAGGTGTTGTTATTGAAAAAATATACAATCCTAGCGTTGGTAAATATGATGTTTGTGTAACAACAGGCCCAAGCTACATGACTAAACGTCAAGAATCATTAGATGCTATGAGCCAATTATTACAAGGTAATCCTCAATTATGGGCTGTTGCTGGCGATTTGTTTGTTAAAAACATGGATTGGCCTGGCGCGCAAGAAATGGCTAAACGATTTGCTAAAACTATTGACCCTAAACTATTAAGTGACGATGATAAAACACCTGAGCTACAAGCTGCTGAACAACAAATTCAAGTTATGGCTCAAGAATTAGATCAATTACATGGCATGATGGAAAATGTTAGCAAGTCTATTGAAGTACAAGACATGGAACGTAAAGATTTTGAAGCTCAAATTAAAGCTTTTGATGCTGAAACTAAACGATTAGCTCAAGTTCAAGCTAATATGTCACCTGAACAAATACAAGATATAGTAATGGGTACGGTTCATGGTATGATTACAAGCGGCGATTTAGTAAACCAAATGCCAGGGCAAAATCGTGAAATGTTACAACAAATGCCTGAACAAATGCCTGAACAAATGCCTGAACAAATGCCTGAACAAATGCCAATAGATCAAGGAGTGCCTTTATGAGTTGCGAAAATTTTATAGGAACACTATTTTTAGCTAGAGACGTTACGCACTCTGTTCACTTAAATACTAGAAGTTATGCTAAACATAAGGCATTACAAAAATTTTACGAAAGTATTATTGATCATGCAGACGCGTTTGCCGAAGCGTATCAAGGTCGATATGGCTTAATTGGCCCTATTTCATTACAATCAGCTAAAAAAACTACTAATATTATTGAATTTTTAGAAGATCAGCTAAAACAAATTGAAGCTGATAGATATAAAGTTTGTGATAAAGAAGATACCCCTTTACAACAACTCATAGATAATGTGGTAGAGTTATATTTATCCACTCTTTATAAACTTCGCTTTTTAGCATAAGGAATTAATTATGGCAGTTACATTATCACTTTTTGCTGGCGCAGGCGCACAATTCTTAGACAATAATGGCGAAATGTTGTCCGGTGGATTAATCTACACGTACGCTGCGGGTACAACTACACCTTTAGCAGCATATACAAGTATTACAGGCAATATTGCACTAGCTAACCCTATTGTGCTTGATGCGTCAGGCAGAGTGCCTACAGGTCAAATTTGGTTAACTTACGGTCAAGGCTATAAGTTTATAGTTAAAACTTCAACTGGTACGCTTATTGGCACTTACGATAACATTCCTTCAGCAAACTTACCACCATTAGCTAACAATGCCGCATCCATTTTGTATGAACAAGGCGCAACAGTAACAGCCGGTAATTTTATTATTGGTGAGACTTATTTAATTAATTTTATCGGTACAACAAACTTTCAATCAATTGGTGCCGTAAGTAATACAGTAGGTATTTATTTTACCGCTACTGGTGTAGGCTCAGGCACGGGTACAGCACAAGTATCTCGTACTGTTCAAGCTAAATTGCAAGAATCCGTGTCTGTTAAAGACTTTGGTGCAGTTGGAGATGGCATAACCGACGACACAGAAGCTATTCAGGCTGCTATTGACTCTGGGAAAAGCATCTTTTTTCCCGAAGCAAGTTACATGGCCTCAGGACTTACTGTTTCTACGCCAGGCCAAGTGCTTTTTGCCACTGGCAACACACAAATTTTTAAAAACGCAGCCGGAACCCTTATTACTGTTTCCGCGTCTTATGTTGAATTTCAAGGTCTTATCTTTGATGGAAGCAATTACGCTGGCCACAATATTGTAGCCACTGGAGATAGCTTTAGTCTTATAAACTGTGCTTCTCGTTTTGCTGCTAACCGCGCAGTTCTTGCAACTGGAAGCCGCACGCAAATTGTTGGCACCAAAAATATATATCAAACAAGAGACACTACAGCGACAGGGTATGACATTGAATTGGGATTGAGCGGAACCGCCACCCTATATCATGTCATAACTGGTATTTATACCAGCCAAGCTACTGGTGGAATACTTATGGTTTCCACAGGTACGGCTGCTATTACAAGTTCTCAGTTTGGCAAATTGACACTTGAGGCAGGTGGGTCGCCAACGGGCAGTGGTGCGCCTGCTG